TGGTCTATCAACCGTTGCGTTTGCAGTATCCCAAGTTGAATCTAAACTACGACTTACCCAAGTTGAATCTAATAGGTTGTGTGGAGTATCTGCCTCAGACCCCATACCTTCAGTCCAAGACTCTTTAATAGGATATACATATAAGTCATACGATGTTTGTATTTCACGACTCTCAATGTTCTCAGCACGTAATCTATATTGTGGTGATGTGATTTCACCACTAACAACCGAGTGTGATATCGGATTGAGGTTGAATTGAATTAGAGCACGACTATTACCCAACAACGAAGTGTTATCAGTATCGTAGAACTTACCTATTTCCAAAATCTCATCCTTACCAGTGTTTTGGTTTTTACGAGAAGTGTCTTCGTATAGGGTTGTGTCTTTACTTGGATATATTCTATAAATCATTTTCTACCTCTTAAAATAATGATACCACACGGCCTTTGATGTCTACATCGGGATACTTCACTTCAAAACACGTTGGGTCTTTTGGTGGGTATACAATTCCATCACGAGTTGCATTTTGGATGTTATATTTGTTTGATGAGTAATTACCACCATACTTGTTCACTATTTGCAATCCACCCAAACCTTCTTTATCAGGTCTTACTACTGATTGAACTCCATCAACACCATCTAATAAAACATACACATCGGTAAGTTGGATTGGTTTGTTGATTCCCATTCTATCGATATCAAAGAACTTTTTAAGTGCATCGATACATTTCAATAGAACCTCATTCGAGTTGTAGTTTGGAAGAACGATAATTTCAAACTCAATACCAATGTTTACTACATATGCATTCTTAATGTTTACAGCATCGGTTAGAATACGATAATACGATAGGTAGTTTTGTAGGTTTTGTTTTGTTGCAGGATTTAGTTGAGTCAATTTCTTATTAGAGTCATACCCTAATGTATAGAAGTTGATAGCCAATGGGTTTGGAATTGGGTCAATACCATCATCCAATAATGTATTGATTTGAAAATCAGGTGCAACATACGCTTTTGCTACCGAACCAAATTGTGGTGGTAATGCGTATGCTCTCAACAAGTAATCTTCACGAGTCACTGCTCTATTTTGTGCTCTGAAATATGCTATCGCATTGTTACGAACTTCTTCAATCTCTTCTTCATATGCACCACCACCTGCTGCTACTTCGTTGGTGACTGCTATTGAATTTTGTACAACATTAACAACATCACTTACCAATGCTGAAGTGTCAGTTTCAATTACACGTTCTACCAATTCAGTAAGGTCTGATGATTGCACGTTGTCATCTACACCATTACCAACTCTATACTTAACAGTTAAAGTTGTATTTGATGGAGCAACTCCATAGGTCTTAGCATACATAAAGTTAGATGGGTCGATACCTTGGTCAAGGTCACCACTTGCTGGATATAATGCTGAACCAACATTATCTGGATTTGGTAGAATCTCTTCATCAGCATTTGATGATACACCTGCACCAAATTGAATATCAATCTCACCCTCATCAGTAATACGAGTTATGTATCTTTTAGGAACTCTTTTTAGTTTGAGTAAAGCAGGAGTCTCATTAGCATAACCCGACATTGCTATTGAGTAGTCGGTTGTATTTGGTAGTTCTTCAAACACAGTATCCTGTGCTAAGTATTCTACCTTAGTCCACTCATCACCATCATCATCTATGATTTCTATAACATCAATCAAACCTTCATCATCAGATAACTTTATCTTGTCGTATGGTTTTGGTGATTCGAAATCAAAGGTTACTTCTTTCTCTTTACCACTAACTGCTTTTACATATTTTTTGAGTAGGTAATATACCGGCTCATCAGTAGTCTCATCGATTTGATAAACCGATACTTCAGTTGGGTCAAATGATGATGAAAATCCAAATCTTACTTTATTGATAGTGGTGAATTCAACATCTGAGTTTGTTGATGACCCAACTACCATACCTTCTTTTAAAGTGAGTGCGTAGTCAAAGTTTGGTTTTACAGTATCACCACTCCCTTGAGCAGGAACTAATTGATAGACTGTTAGGGTTGTTGTAGCAGGAACATATAACTTTGGTTTATATCCAAATGATTGTGCTATCGTAAATACATTTGATGTTTCTTGTGCTTCCTCTAAGATGGATTCTCTTAACTGAACATCGGTGTAGTATGATAATACATCACCAACGTATGAGGCCATTTCCATAAACATCATACCTGGAGATGACTCATTGAAGTCATTGTAGGTATTTGGGAAATAGTTTTTAGTAAAGTCAATTAGGTTCTTACGGATATCACCGAAATCCCTACCAACTAAGTTTACATCTTTTTTTACTTTATCTGCCATCTTCTATCCTCAGACAATAGAAACATTACCTTGTTCGGTAACGAGTATTGTTATTTGTGTATTTGCACCATTCTCGGTAACTCTAACTCTCAATGCAATTGATACTTTGTTATTATCTTCCTCAGTATCAACACTCACATCATCTACTATAATGTAAGGTAACCAAAATCTAATATCATCTCTGATTGAGTCTTCTAACTCCGTATTTAGATTTTCTGATATTTGTTCAAATAATAATGAGAAAATGTCCGAACCAAATAATGGTTGAAATGGTCTCTCACCTTTACGAGTCAATAATAAGTTTTTGAGATTAGATAATGCTTGGTCTTCAGTAGTATAAGACAATTGAAATATAGGGTCACCACCTAATGGTAACTTTACACCAATAGCCTTGTTTGGTTTAAGGTCTAACGGATTTCTCTTATACTCTTTACGAATTGGCATTATTTACCCTTCTTATCATTCATATGTTTCATCAACTTAGAATAGTCACGTGTTAATGCATTTACCACTGCTTGACCTGCTTCAGTTTGTTGTAGTTGCTCAGTAGATACTGCACGGCCTTCTGCTGTTTGTAAAACTTGTGGTTGTTGATTCATCATACCACCACCAAATGCTTGTGCTTGTGATGAGTTAAACATACCACTACCGACTCCGTTTGAGTTGATACTTCTCCACTCACCACCTTGAGCAGTTTCATTTAACATTTCATTCAACATAGAATTGTTAGTAAATGATTTAGCAGTTTGAGTTGGTTGTTGGGTTCTTTGTTCAAATACGTGTTCAACATCCAATGGGTCTCTTTCCACTACTTGTGGTTGAGATTTTTTCATTTCGTTCATAAGAGATTTACGAAGTGCTTTCTTTTCTTTAGCCACTTCCTTCCTAACCTCTTCTTTAATAATGAGTTGAATTGCTTTGATTAGTTTCTTTGTATCCATAGTTATAAATATTATCTAAGTATAATTATTGTTTCATTAATGTTAACTGAGTTTTGACTTGTGTAATTGTCGATAACAATTTAGGTCCTGCAGTAGCAAGACTTGGAACTGGAAATGGTCCTGCCGTAGCTGCAGTTATAGCAGGTGCTAATTGTAATAGTGCATCAGTTATCGATTCCAACTGACTGAATATCACATCCATATCAGCTTTCCAATTTGGAGTTGATACATTTACTGACTTGTCACCACTAATTAAAACTGAGTCTGACTTTGAGTTCAATACTATTCGGTCAGAGTTCAATACGATTTGTGGATTCTTATATAAGTTAGTGGGTGTTACTCCAAGTGTAAATGAGTTGGATGGTGTTAATCCAATAGTTTGTTTAGACCCTAACCAAATTGATGAGTCATCTTTATTGATATCTTCTATTACGAATTTATTGTATCCACGTGATTCACCGGCACCATTTCTAATTATAGTGATTGGTGACTTAGGGTCAGTTGATTTCCAAGATGGTTCAGTAACAACACCCTTGATTCGATTGTCATTACCTTTAGTACCTTGTGGTGTGTATCCAAATCTTATAGATTGTCCAAACCTACCCTCGTGAATTACATCACCAATAAATGGTTGTAATTGTGATAAGTTACTCACCTCTTCAAATCCAATACCCAAATCGTTTGGACTATCAGTTGATGATTGCGCTGGTATACCATTTGATACTTGACCAAAGTTTGGAACTGAACTACCC